ATATCTGGTATGAACTGATCGGGGATATCCCCTATGGGCAGTGCAAGAACGCAGTAAGGCAGCTGATGGCTACAAATAATTTCTTCCCTTCCGCAGCTGAGATCCGTAAGCTTTGTACACAGACAGGGGATCCGGAAGCACCAAGCATAGATGATGCCTGGGGAATGGTCCTGAAGGCAGTAAGGGCTTATGGGTACATGCAGGAAGCAGAAGCCCTGGAAAGCCTGCCGGAACCGTGCAGGAGCGTGGTGAAGAACATTGGCTGGCAGAACATCTGCAGGAGCGAGAACATCATGGCGGAACGTGCATTCTTCCGTGATTCCTATGGTCCTAAGCTCCAGGAGATGAAGCGTGTAGGAATGCTTCCGCCAGGGATCCGGCAGGAAAACAGACAGAGATTAGATGACCAGATCAGAATGGCAGCAGGAAGGCTGCAGTTAGGCGGCGGTACAGATGGAGAAGATGGAAGAAATGCAGGCGGCGGAACTGGCAAGGCATAGAGTTGACCAGGGAGCCGGCGGGTATTATGCAAAGATCATGGACAAGGACCAGATCATAGCCAGGAGAGCCTATATGAGGAGCATCTTACGTGTGAGCTTCTTCTGGTGCACGATGAGCAACGCACAGCTGGACAACATGAGGCTGTGCAAGGCAGGAGATGACTTTATCGTGGAAGATACCGATAACAGGGAGTTTATCCTGCGGATCGACCGCAAATAAAGGGGGAAAGGAAAATGGAAGAGAATACAACAGTTCTGGAAACTCCGGAAGTGATAAAACATACAGGCGCGGAGTGGTACCGGGATGTATCCCTGGAAGATGCAGAGGTATTTATCCGGTCCAACCTGCAGTCAGCCGTACGCAGCGTGATCGCAACGGGATTTTACCTGAAGCATATTAGGGACAATGAACTGTATCTGGAAGCAGGATATAAGAACGTCAATGAGTATGCCATGGACAGGTTTGGTCTCAGTGCCTCTGCCACATCCAGGTACATCACTAGGAACACAAGGTTTTCCAGGGGCGGGAACAGTCCGCTCATAGATGATAGGTTTAAGGACTTCAGTAAGAGCCAGCTGCAGGAGATGCTTGGCATGAGTGACGAGCAGCTGGAGCAGGTCACACCGGATATGACCGTCCGGGAGATCCGGAGCATGGCAAGACCAAAGGAAGTCCCTTACATAGAGATACCAGGGCAGACGGAACTAAAAGATATCCCTGGGGTTATGCCGGAAGAGAGGGCGGAAAGCTTTGAAGCATCAACGGCGGAGCTGTTTGATGTGGAAGAGGATGAAAATATGGTCCAGCCGGTGTCAGGTAAGCCTATTAGCCAGGAAATACCGGTTGCAGAGCTGATGGAAGAGGAAAATGCGGAGATTGCGACGTCGCAACTGCTTCTGGAAGAGACTGCTGCCAATGAGCAGCGGAATGAACCTATAGATGTTGCCGAAAAGCAGCAAATGGGCCATTGCTTACACCGCCCAGAATATGAGTGCTCTTTACCGGAAGAATACATGCACCGGTCTGGAAGTGGAACAGACTGTGCCCATGAGTGCTGCTGGAAGTGCGTCAAACATGGGGAATGCAAGCTTGAATGCAACAGTTCGGCTGATCGTCCTGAAACAGAGGAAGAGATTGCGACGTCGCAAACGGATACTGAAGCTTCCGAAAATGAAATGAAAGAACGTACAGACATGGAAATCCTGAGAGAACTGCTGGAGAGAAAGAAGCAGCTTCTTAGCAAATGTCTGGGAACTCCCGGCATTGATAAGTCAGATGAGCATATCAGAATGCAAAAGCTGGAAGTAGGCGCTTTGACTTCTATGCTGTGTGAGCTGGAAGATTTGGAAGAGAAAAAGGATAGACCGAAGCAGCTAGAGCTTCCACAGCTCAAGAACAATGACCAGAGAGCAGCTTTTATTGATGCGTATGAGACCTGGACACTCTGGATCGATAACCAGGAGACCGGTGAGCGGTATTACCGGTATGATCTGCCAGATGGAACAAGCTTTGTTATCAAGACATATCACTCCATGCTCTATGACTGGAAAGCTGATGTTGCCATGAGTTACAAGGAAGGGTATGGAGCAAATGAAGAGTATCTTCTGGAGCCTGGAAAGTTTTTCAGAGACTGTCGGGCGAACAGGAGCATGCTGGTCGAGAAGTTGAAAGAGATACAGAAAACTACAGTAAAAGAAAATGGAGGAGCAAAATGAAGATTAGATTATCAACCCAGGGTATGTCCCTGAATATAGAGGTACCGGAAGACAAGGCAATGGCTGTATATCGTGGACTGGCAGAAAAACTGCTTATACATGCGTGTGCTCAGGAAACACAGATGCCCAAAACAGTGCTTCAGCCAAAAATTGTAGTAAATCCACCAATGCCTCCTGAAGCCATAAAACCGCCTACTGAGGCAGAAACTCAGGAAAATCCTATCTTACCAGAAGCGAAAGATGAGCCGGAAAATGAGGGATACACTGGCTTCATGAAAATCCGATGCAGTAAATGTGGTAAGGAAAAGACTTTTTGCAGCAAGACGCCTTTGACGTATTTCAAATGCATGGAGTGTGGAACAAAGACAGAGCTTGTAGGATTGGCTAAGTTATATGCTGACTGTAGATGTGGCCGTAACTCTTATTATTTTACAAATATCGAAGATGCGGAAATTGATGTTAAGTGCATTGACTGCGGAACTGCTATAAAAACCGAATGGGATGTAGCAAAGAAATGCTACAGAACGGTAAAAGAGGAGGATTAGTCATAATGCGATTAACAGAAAAGGATGACTTGGGACATTGGTTCTTAAAAGGGCTTGAATGGGGACAGCTGCGGGAAGGAAAGGTTATTACCAAGGCTGTAGCACAGAAGTTGTATGGTGCGCTATGTAAGCTTAAGGACTATGAGGATACGGGCTGCAACCCAGATGACGTAGAACGTCTGAATGACTTTACCCAGAATGAAGCTGTAAAACTGGTGCAAAAGCTGAATGCAGAAGAGAAGAAGCACAGATGGATCCCGGTGGAGGAACGGCTGCCAGAACTTGGGGAATATGTATTAATTTCATTTTCCAACTTCTCAGTCCCAGCCATTGGAAGATATGACGAGGACGAAGAGGGCGGAGCATGGTTTATTGGTGATGAGACAGAATCACTTGTTAGTCAGGATATGTTTGTGAATGCATGGATGTCGTTGCCTGAGCCATACAGGGCAGAGGTTGAAGAAAATTAAGATACGGAGGAAAATGAAATGGGATTAGCAGATACGTTTGGCGCAGAGGATAGAGTGCAGGTGAAGTTTTCAGATTTTTATAAACTGATGAAACAGGCTACGCAGTATGAAATAGCCATGAATGCGGTGGGATGTGATGTGCCGCATAGATATATCAGAGAATGCATGACAGGAGTAAAAGAGCCGCAGAAGCAGGGTATACAGATTGAACTGGAAAATCCGGCGAATAAGAGCATGATGTCAGCCAAGAAAGGACAGGTCAATGGATAGGACATTAAAGGTTGTATATATTTGGATAGTGCTGGCCCTAGTCTGGATGGGATTAGAGCTGTTACTGTACGGCGAAATCCAGCTGAGGACAGTAGATGATATTATGTGGTTTCTGTTTTTGCCATTTATTTATATGGCGGTAAATTAAGATTTGGAGATGATGTGAATGGCAATGATTGCATACCAATGCAGCAGGTGCAAGTTACTACAAGATGCCGATGATTATGTATGGTGCGGCGCGGATATAGATCCAAGACCGAACCACCGAGAAAAGGGAGATGCAAAGCGGTGTCGCAGTAATTTTGCGCCGCTTGAAAAATCAGAGATATGGCATGAAAAATTTGCTTGGGAGTAACGTAATTTTAAGATTTGGAGGATACTATGAAAAAGTGGGTAGAGAACAAAGAACCATCCGGCGCAGTGGTTCACACGCTTGTGTTCGGGCATCATGGAGATGATCCCAAAGTCATAGTGGCGTTGTTTAGAGATTCAGAGGGAGATTGGTTTACAACATCGAATGTGCTCGATACATACTGGAACTTGCTGACCGGCAAGGAAATGTGTGAACATGATGCCAAAATGATGGTAGAGGAAATGATGTACGATCATTTTGCGGATGAAAAGAGGTATTACGAGGAAATTTGCGAAGAGCTTGATATGGAAAACTGAAATTTAGAGGAGATAGCCTATGAATAACAAACATGTAAAGCAGTATATCATCCAGAATATAAGCCACATAGAAGACAGCCTGTTCCTTCGCCAGATCTACACACTGGTAAAGCTGTACCTGGAAAGAAAAGACCGGAAGCATACCGGTAAAGCAGCGTAATGTGGAAACGAGTAAATCCCAACGTGGAGTATGTGATAGCTGTCATGCGTAAGAAGGGAGAGGACATAAAGAATGGGATTAGTAAAGTCAGATGCCCAGAGAAAGGCAAACCAGCTGCAAAGGAAAAGTGCCATAGCCGCATCAGACCATGCGATCATTAACGGGCCGAAGCCTACAACCTGGTCAGCCAGGATGCCAGCTTATGCAGGGACAAGCCTCTGCCCGGATCCGGAGTTAAGGAGAGTACCAGATGAGTAAGAGAAAGACACCAGCGCAGGCCTTGGAAGAGTTTCTAAGCTACTACGATGAATGTACGTTAGAATACAGGTATGCTTGCGATAAAGTTGTTGAAGAGGACAAACGTCTCCAGGACTTCCTTCATGAAATGGAATTTGCCAAGGATCGGAACGAAAGGAACCGGATCGCAGCAAGCCTTCAACAGAGCAGGAGAACCAGACGGATAAATAAAGATATGGCAAAGATGGATGAGAAGCTGGTGAAGTTTTTTGAGGATCAGAAGAATAGGGATACCTTAAACCGATTGAGACAGCTTCTGGGGCAGCAGAGGAAGGAAGAGGAATATCTTCTGGGAGAACGTACATACAAACCAAGAGCAGGAATGAGGTGATACCATTGGACAAGCAGATATTAGTACAATACATAGATGCATGCGCTCAGGTGGAAGATACCAAAAAGGAAATCCTGAAGCTTAAGAAAGCCAGAAAGAAAATTGTACAGGATACGGTAAAGGGCTCTTCACATGAGTTTCCTTATACAGCACAGACATTCCACATTGAGGGACTGGCGTATCCTGTAGTAAAGGATCCGGATGAACTGGATCGGCTGGAAGAAATCTTGAAAGAGCGGCTGCAGAATGCGGAACGGATCAAACATGATGTGGAGGCATGGTTAAACACTATTCCACAGAGGATGCAACGAATTATCAGGTATAAGATTTTTGAGGAACTTACCTGGAGTGAAGTGGCGGTGAGAATGGGGAGAAAAGCTACTGCAGACGGAGTAAGAATGGAATACACAAATTTTATGAAAGAAAAATAAGTTATTTCGTATATTTCGCATTTTTCGTTTTCAATATGCTATAGTGTACCATGAAGCCAAAGGCATACAGCCAACGGCTTACGTCAAACCCCACTAGGCAGCAGGTGAAAGCTTGTTGCCTCCCCCTTGGAACGTAGCTCAGTGGTAGAGCAGCTGGCTT